TTTACCCAAGTCACCTTCCATTAGTTCTTTATCAAATCCTACTGGTTCATATACACCAACTTGATATGCATCTCTTTTTTCTTGAAAAAACTCATAGTATTTTTCTGAACCTACACGATAAATGTTAGACTCAATCAAACTTGAGGTTTCACATTCATTACAGCAATCAGGTGTACCACAATTGGTATGTTCTGAAAACTTAATTACTTTCTGTCCTGGCGTCATATCTTGATGTAACTCCCTTCTAGCATCTGTTCCGATTTCACGAGCATCTTCATACTTATCTGATTTTCGTTTTGTACCATCAGAACGAGGAATCAATCCCTTTGCCTTTAGGTGTGTAATATCACCAAATCCAGCTTTCCCTGCCTTGTATCTTTTCATTGCATCTTGTGTATCAGGTGCTTTTTCTTTATACAAATCTGGGAACATCTTTTTCATTTTATTTGTGTACTTTGATGGTTTAGTTTTTGCAGACTTATCGCCTGGCGCTGGTTTGTATGCACTGTCATCATCGTCATCCTTCGCAGAACCTTTTGCAAAATGTCTTGCACGAGCCTGTTTGGTAGACTTTGCCATCTTATCACCCTCAGCATCTTTTGCATAATACTTTGCTGGTTGTGTACCTTTTCTCTTTTTGATTTCTGGATCTTCTTTTCCTTCTGGTACGCAATTCGGTACGTCTTTACCGTTTTTCTTTTTCATACCAATTTGTTTGAAGCCAGGCCAACAATCCTCTACAAGTTTAGGATGAGCTTTTGTAAATGCATACCCAAGTTCTTTACCATCAATACCTGTAAGTGTTCTTGCAATTTGTTGTGCGTAATAACCAATACCGTGTTTTAGTTTTCCACCTGATTCTTTATTCTTTCTATCAATAACAGATTTCATAATTTCAACTGCTCGATCATAACCTTTTTTCTTTGTAGTTTTGGCCATGACACGTTTGATAAGTTGTCCAGTTGTCATCTCTTGAATTTCATACAACCACTTCTTATGTGTATTCCCATTCTCTTCTGCAAAGGTAACATAGTTTGTTCCTCTACGAACAATCTTTCCACAAACACCAGAATATGAATCAGTAACTTCTTCACCAATAGTTAGTATCTCACCACGAATATATAAGTCTCTGAATATTTCTTCTTCAGTAATAGTATCTTCTACTGGAACAAATGATTCACGAATACCCATGAACTTACGAACATCTTTAAATAAAGTCATTCCTTGTTTGAAATTTGTTGGTAATCCAAGTTTGAACTGGTCAAAATCATTTGCAGATGCAGCAGCTCTCATTTTTGATGCAGACATTCCAGTAACACCTTCTGCATCTGGATCACGTTCACCAGCAGATATAACTTCGATATTATCAAAACCATAATAACCATGTCTTGCTTCTACACCATTATATGAGTTGAGTAGTTTATCAAACTCTGCAACTCTATCAGAACCAGCAACCATGACAATTGATTTGTGTCCTTTGTTATAAAGGATCATTGCAATCTCAAATACATTTCTTGCTTTTGATACTAGAAGACTTCTTGAATGTTTTGGGAACATCTTCTTCATGTATGCAATTTTCTTAGAATATGGTAATGGATCTTTCTTTGGGTTTTCAGAATGGGATGCAAAAATATAGTATGGTGCGCCAGCATTTTTCTTTGCAACTGCTGCTGTTTTATCTAAAAGTTTCTCATGTCCTATCGTTGGTGGGTTAAATCTACCGAATGTAAATACGGCAGTGTCACCACGAGCTTCACTGATGTCTTTAAATGTTTTCATTATTCAGCATCCTGTTTAGACTGTTTCGCTTTTTGTAGTCTTTGTATCTCTGACTTTTTTAGTTTTGGTATTAATTTTGTAGCAATCTTTTTAATTGCAGCGCCCTTTTTAGTTAAAATCTTATCATCAATCATTTGTCTTTGTGGTAAAGACAAATTTGCATATGCAGTTGCATCCAGACCAGTAAACTTCTTAATAATTAGAGTTTTTGCAGCTTTATTCGCTCTCTGTTTAATTTTTGAATCACTTGCCTTTTTTAGTTTTGCTCTCGCAATCTTTGCTTTGACGGCAGAACTTTTCATCATTCTTGACATTCTCATTCCAATTTTTTTTCTGTCAAAAGCACTTAAACGCTTTCTTTCCAAAAGTTCAAAAAGTAATTCATCGAAAGTCTTCATTTATCCCACGCCTTTATTGCTGTAAAGTTATTGAAACTGAATTCCATTCTATCAACTAATTTTACTGCATTACCAGAAATTCTATCAATTGCAACATATCCTTCTGGGTTTACAACTTTGAACCCATTTGCAGTTTTAATAAAAGTTCCAATGCTCTTTACTGTATTTAGTTTCTTCACCACCCCCATCTTTGCTTCTACGATGTGATTTTGAAATGTAATCATATTACTTAAATTTACTGTATGTTTCTTCAGTTCACGAACTATTTCTTTTTTCTTATTCTCTACTTCCTTTTTCTTAACAGGAGTTTTGAGTTTGTCAACCTTTTTATCAAATACACTTTCTACCCAAGGAATGTAACCTTGTGCATGTTTCTTTGGATTAGTAACCTTCTGTCCTTTTCTTACAAGACTATTATTATATGTCTTGAGAGATGCACCAGAAAAATCACCAGTAAAACTATTTTGAATAGTTAAAAACTGATCTAATAATCCAGAGTTAATTTTTTGAAAGGTAGAACCAGCCATAGATAAATGTTTCGTAACCACTTCTGTTTCTTTTGCAGTCATTGTTGCAGAACCAGATGTGTCTTTGTATGTTGCATCATCCATCCAAACTGTAGATGGATTGTTAAGTCCTTTTATATTTGCACCAAAAGAAGCTTTCATATCTTGTAGTTCATCACCCTTGTATGTTGTGTGCCATACAACACCAATCTTGGCATTTTTAATCTTTCTACCTAAGTCCGAATTTACATCCACAGCATATACAATAGTATTCGGTTGGAATGTGTAATATTTCTTTCCTTCTATATCTGTAGTATCTACATCACCATCAGTAAACATCAAGTCTCCTTGAAGTACATCTTTCATACCCAACTTAGAAAACTCTGCAAGTGCAACTTTAAATTTACTATTCAATGCACCAGATAATTTATCTGCATCAATCTCTGCATTTGACTTATAGAGTTTTGGTTCGATGTTAAAAACAGATTTCTTTGCAACAAAGAACCTACCATCTTTTGGGTCAACACAGCGAATATTGCAGGCGCACCATCCCACTTAACAGTCATGTTTACAGAACTACGACTTGAACCAGCCAACATGTCACGCAAAGAACGAACAAAGTTGATTGCAGCTCGTCCACCAGAAACACCAAAGTTAAGGATTTCATCCTCAATGTGTTCTAGGTGTAAATTCTTACCACCTTTATCTTCTGTAATAAATGAACTAAACTTTATCATTACATCGCCTTTAAATGTACACAAGAATCTTCTGATTCTGATTTTGCATACCTATATGCAAGTTCTAAGAATTTCTGTTCCTTACCACTTATTCTATTAAATAAAAATGTGACAAGATATTTTGACTCTAACCAACCACTATCTTTCTTACTAAGTTGTTTTTTAAAATCATTAAGTGTTACTTTACTATCCTCTCCAGCAGAAAGATATTCTGAATAAAGCATTTCAAAAAACTTGTTATTCTCTCTTTTAATCATATCAGTAACTTCAGTTCTGGTTGGGAAATCTCTTACACCAACCCCCTGTAAAACTTTACCGATAGGACTATTGATACCACTATCTCCACTGAGTTTACCATGTTTTGCTTTACCACCAATAATCTCTGCCTGAAATGCTGGGAAGGTTCTAAACTGCATCTCCAAACCACTTGCGCCAAAAAGATAACCATCTTTTGCAGCAAAGAAGTTTCTCTTACCTAAACTTTTTTTAGTATATCTTGGAGCCTTAAATGGTTTCTTATAATTAATTTGTTTGAACTTAACCTTAGTTGTTTTCTTCAAAGACACACCAATAATATCTCTTGCAGCATATGCCTTCAATAGTTCCTGATTGATGTAAGGAAGTGCAGGGCTTCCACTATTTCCACTAAAATCATAGTTACTAAGTTTAG